CGCCGTTTTGAGTTCGCCGTAGTTCGTCAGAGCCATTCGCGCTGTATCCAATCATGGTCGAGTTCATGCGGCTTCTGCTTGCCGTGGAAATATACGATCCGGGCATCATCCAAGCCCTCATGCATGACGTGGCCCTTGTAGCTGACCACATGGCCCGGATAGAGGTCATCGATCACTCGGCGCCGTCTCATGCCGCGTATCCAGTCCATATCGTTTTCGCCGTCCCATTCGTCCCACACCCATTGATGCGAGGCAGGGACAAGTGCGACGCCATTGCAGACAGTTTTCACATCGAACGGATCACGCGGAACCGCCAGCCAGTGGTCTTCGAGACAATAGCGCGCCAGATGGTCGATATTGCCCGTTATCACCGTATCCAGCCCCATCAGGATCATCGGGCGGCCCAGCTTGTATGGCTCGATACAATCGCCATAACCGGGCTCCGGATTGCTCAACAGCGCTTGCGTGATCGGCTCGTCAAACTCACGCACCTTTTCGGTAAAGCAGATGAACTCGAACGGTACCGTACAGTGACGCTTGCAGCCACGGTAAAGCTTCTCGACCCAACTCTCATCATACATGGACGAAAAGTCGTATTCCTTGCCATTGGCATCCCAAAGCAGGGTGACAATGACCAGATCAGGCAAAGCCTTGCTCCGCGAGGAAGTGGCGGGTCTGCTCAATGGGCGTTTCGGCATAGCGCATCCGGGTCTTGCGGTCCTCATTGTCGATTTCGGTCAGTTCTTCGCCCCAGCCCTTCCAGAGCGTCCATGCAGGCACATTGCGCGTCACGACAGAGCCCGCCGCAATCATGGCGCCTTCCCCGATATGCACCCCATTCAGGATAACCGCATTGGCACCGATCGATGCCTTGTCCTCGACAATGACGGCAGGCCGCCCCTCATACTTGCGCACATCAAAGCCGCTTTCATGCGCGCGCGGCCATGCGTCGTTGCAGAACGTGACATTGGGCGCAATGAAGCAATCCCGGCCAACCTTGAACCCCGGCCCCATGGCGAGGTTATGGCCGATCTTGGTGCCGTCTCCGATTTCCGACCCGTCAACACAGGCACCGGAGGCGATATTGCAATTCCGGCCGATCTTCGCGCCCCGGATCACGCTGGCAAATTGCCAGATATTCGTATTCTCTCCGATGGTGCAGTCGTCGTGTACTTCTGCTTTTGGGTGGATCATGGCATCAGCCCCCATTCCATGCGCAAGTCTCGCGCGCATTTTGCGATTGATGGCAACCAGGTTGCCTGCTCTTTCTTCCGGTAAGTGGTTACGTCTTCCCAGACCCATGCATCGCCTGCCGCTTCGGCAAACCTCCATGGTGGGTTATGGCTTACAAGGGCCTTCAAGGGAGTTCCGACCGCACCGGCCAGATCGCACACTGTCTGAGGCACAGAGACGACAACATCCAGAGCCGCCACGAGCGCGCAGGTCACATCCAGATCCACACCCTTTTGCGTCGCCCATGGGATCGTGTGCACACCTTCCGGAACCGGCCCATCGGAGTATTCCAGCGAAATGACCACAGCATCAGGAATCGCGGTAATCGGCGTCAGCAGGTCCGGATCAATCGAGCGCTCTGCCCGGTCCCAGCCTGCCTTGCCGCCCGTCCATGACAGGCCGATCTTCTTGCCCGGCCCCAATGCGTCCAGATAGCTTTTGAACATATCGACCAGAGCCGGGTCAGGCTCCAGCCAAGGCGCGGCCTTCGTGCTCGGGTCCATCAGTTCCCCGAAAGCCGCCATCGCAATCAATGACGCATCAGGCTTTTCCTCGACCGGCCATGCAAGCGCCTCTTCGCATCGCGTGCCATATACGGTTGCGTCCGGGAAAGAGCGCTTGAACAGCTTCTCAAGCCGTTTGTCGCAATCAATGATGAACTCACAGGAAGGGCTTTGCGCGATATGGGCGGCATAGGAGACCGAGGCCAGCACTTCATCCCCGACGCCCTGCTCTCCATAGAGCACGACCTTTTGCCCGTTATCGGTTCCATCCCAGCGCGGGGTTTCCTTGTCGATATGGTAGTTACGTATCTTCCGCTGGGCGTTGCCTTCAGAATATACATAGGCTTCAAATGCGGCGCGCCAGTCTGTCGTATGCAACAGGTCCAGCGCCAGATTATACGGAATGTCGTGATCGTCCGGGCGCTCGCCCCGAAGGCGGGTATTGATCGCAATGGCTTTCTCGCGCTCACCCACCCGGCCAAGGCAGGCCGCAAGGTTCTTGTTCGCCTCGACATGCGTCGGATCGAGTTCCAGGGCCTGCATGAACGCATTGACGGCCTCCTTTGGGTGATACTCCCGCAAGGCGCAGCCGAGATTGTTCCAGATGGACGGCTCGTCCTTGTTGGACATCAGGGCCATATTGTACGCCATGGCCGCCAGTCCGGGTTGTTTCATGCGCAGGAAGCTTGTCCCGGCCAGATAGGCTGCATGGCCATTCATCGGCTCGTGGACAAGGATTGTGGACGCAATGTCCAGCGCTTCGGCATCCCCTTCCGGCGTATGCATCTGCAAGGCACGGCGGCATGTTTCCAGTGCATCAAGCAAGGCGGAAATCTCCCACTTTCAAATATGGATATTCGCGCTCGATCAGCTTGATGATGAAATCATTATCCGTGTCATTCAACACGACATCGGCGCCGTATTTGATGATCCAGTCTTCAAGGATGATATTGGGAACGCGGGCATAGTGCCACATCGTCCCGTCCTCGCCCTTGTAATGCTGCGGCCCAAGGGACCGGAGGAACTTGTTGTAATCAAGGATCGGCTCGCAATCCTGTATCCGGCGCACGATTGTGCTGCCATCATCGCTGTCGATATCGACATGGTGACGAATGCCGCCCGGAGACCAGTCAACCTGCATCATGCGATGGTCACCTGTTTGCGCGCAGCGAGCATCTCGGCAAGCGCCCGATCAATCGGCGGTATCTTGTCGCCAAGGAAGAACTTCATGGACAGCCCGTTATCGTGGCCCGTGACGTGCTTTGTCGGGATGTGCACATTTTTGCAAATGACCACGCAGGACACTTTGCCTGCCGTCTTTGCGGGTTTGGATGCAACCAGTTCAGGCTCAGCCTCTGCTTCGGCCAGATCGCGCTCGGAGGGTTCATCGACCAGCTCGAACTCGACGCCCGCATCAATCAGCACTTCCTGCAATTTGCCAACGCCCCAGCGGCCATCTATCTCGATGCCGTTATCCGTCGCCAGCTTTCTCAATTCTGCTAGACCCATGTCCTTGCCTTTCGTGAGAGGTGACCGGGGCAGTCTCCCGCCCCGGCCTTTTGGTTAGCTTGTGGTCAGGTCGGCCACGACGCCGGAACCAGCTTCGTTCTTCGAAATCAGCGTAAGCTCAGACAGCAGCTGTCGCTTGTCGGAGTCACCCGTCTTCGACAGTGTGTTGATCTTGAACGGACGCAGATAGCGAAGTTCCCAGTGGTTCGGGTTCACGATCATCGCAGAGCGAGCGCGTGAGAAGTGATCCGGCACGATCTTGTGACGCCCGAAGTCCGACACGTAGAAGTCAGCCGCACCAAGGATATTGATGCTCTTGGATGACTTCGCGTTGCCGTGGTCCTGATACTGGGTGGCAATACCGGAAAAGCCCGACGCCACCTGCTTGTTGAACGAGCCCACAATGACGAGCGGGGCAGAATCGCCCGTTTCGTCCCAGATGGACTTGATGGACGCCTTCAGCATGGCTTCTGTGAACGTGCGTTGCACGGTCGAGTCACCTGCTGCCGACACCAGCTGGGTCGAGGTCACGAACCCGCCATCCGAGCCGCCCGCATCACGATTGGAGTTGGTCTCGATCCACGCTTCAAAGCCTGCAAGCTTTCTGGCAGTGGCACGGGAACCATCATTCGAGGCGCGGTTCTGCGTAATGGCAAACTCGATGTCGCGCTTGATTTCCTTGGTGCGCTTATCGACCTGGTAAAGCAGCTCATTGCGACGGCCTGCCGTGGAGAGCGCTTGCGCCGTACCCGAAACGATCACCGACTTGGTGAAGATCTGGGTATGGTTGGCAAGGCGAACTGTGGCGGTTGCCGTGACATAGCTGGCGTCATCGCCTTCCAGAGCGGCGTTCTCAGCCGCATCTGCAAGATCGTCTTTCTGCCACTCGACTTTCGTGTTTGTGGCAGAAGGTCCCCGACCGATGGCCGTCATGAACGGCGTATCCATCGGGGCAAGGTTGTAAATCTTGTTGGTAAGCTGTTCGCGCTCGCCAACCTGTTCAAACCTTGTGGTGGTTGCTGAATCAACAGCCATATGGGTATTCCTTATTCAAGGAACTCACCCCAGACGCCTTCCAGATCCGTCACCTTGCCATGCTTGGCCAGATTGGCATTTGCCGTCTGGCGGCGCTTGCTGTCTGCGGTTCCGGTGGATTTGCGTTTGGAGCCCGCCTTCACCAGACGCGGAGCAGATTTCTCCTTCGGCTGGATCGGTTTTGATTGGGCTTTCCGGTAAGCCAGTGCATCCTGCGCCATGCGTATGAAGCTGTTGTGGTAGATACCGCCAACTTCCTCACGCGACAGGCCGTATGTCGAGGCTATCCCTTCCCGCAGGTCATTCAGCCGCTTGGTGGCGGCCTTCTGATCGAGTTTTGCCCATGTCGCATCAGACTGCGTAAGCGCGGTCCAATGCTTGTTCATGTCCATTTCGCGCTGTGCAGCTGTCTGCTTTTCTCGCGCTTCCACAAGCCCCTGCAACCGCTCCTTGGCGGTCTTTACCTGATCCCCGACTTGCGCAATCAATTGCTTCTGCTGGCGGTAATAATCAGGGTTGTAATAGGGGCTGGACGGGTTGAGGTATTCCTCGGAAGGCTCCTCAAGGTTCGGGACAAGCTCATTGATGAGGGCATAGGCTTGCGCAGCTTCATTGATCGTCGTGTCCAGTGACTGGATACGCTCGCTGACTTGCTGCTGGGCCTGCTCGATGACCTGGGAACGTATCTGGGAGACGTCCGGGCCGAGTTCTTTCAATTCCTGATATGCCTTCAGCGCTTCGCTGATCGGCACGCGATTGGGTTCACCGTCCTCACCATCGAACTCGATATAGTCGCCGTCTTCCTCGTCGCCCTCTTCTGTCTGGGCCTCGACTTCGGTTTCTGCGGCTTCATCCTGCTCATCTGTGACTTCGGTGGTCTCGTCGGCCTCTGCGCCATCTTGCGCCTGCACTGCCGGTGCTTCATCTTCAAATCCTTCAATCGCGCCCGCCTCGATGAATGCATCGAGAAGAGAGCCACCACCGTCAGATTCGGGAAGACCAAGCGGATTGTCCTGTTGCTCGCTCATTGGGAGATATCCTTCAGGAGTTCCAGTTCACTCTCCACCATGCGCCGTAGATCGCGCTTGTCGTGCAGAAAGTCCTTAAGTTTGCGGCATTGCTGGGCCACAACCGTCAGCTTCAGCCGACGCTCATCATCCAACATGTCGCAATCCAGCAAGGCATCGACTGCCTGCTTCTCGACGGCATCGAAATATTCCACGATTGCGCTATTCTGCAGCGCCTGTTCCGCGGCTTCGATGCTCGCCAATTCCCGCCCCAGCTCTAGCTGGCGCTTTTCGTCTTGTTCGTTCAACCCGGCTCACCCCCGACATGGACGCCGGATGTGCCGGAGCCGTTCATCTTCGCCTTGTTGGCCTGAATGCCCAGACGCTCTTTCATGGCGAGTTCCTGCTCGAACTGGCTCTGCTTCATCTGGAGCTCCATGGACAGCTGCTCGGCCTTGAGCGCCATTTCCTGATCAATCTGGTAGCGCTTGAGTTCAAACTCGCGCTCCATCTTCTGAAGCTCAAGCTGGGCCTTCTGCTCGTCGCCTGCCTGCTGCTGTTGCAGTTTCACCTGCTCCATTTGCGCGTTCTGCTGCATCTCGGCTTGCTTGACCTGCTGATCGACCTGGAGCTTCTGTTGCTCCATCTTCATCTTGGCTTCGGCTTCCTGCGCCTTCGGATCAGGCTTTGGCTGGCTCATCTGCTGCAGGGCCTGCTGGCCTTCAGGGGTTTGCGCCAACGCAGCCGGGTCCTTGAAGAACGGGTCAACCGTGCGCTTGCCGATGATGCGCCCGATTTCCTCAACCGAGTTGTGCAGTTCTGTAATGCCCACAATCGGATTGGATATGCCGTAATTGGCGACCATTTCACGCTGCAGGCCGAGAATCATCATCTGCTGGTTCAGCATGGTTTCGCGGTCGCCCGTGCCCATGCCGACATGAACACGCACCTTGGCCTCAGCTGGCCATTGGGACGGGTTGAATGTCTGGAAGTTGCCCTTGCCCACATGGATCGAGTCCGGGCCTTGCGCATTCTTCACCACGAGCCGGTATATCTTGCGGAACATCATTTCGATGCCGCGGCCCAGATTGCGTGCGATCTGCTCCTTGCGGATGGATGCCGCGTTCTGCATCAGCTTGATGCCCGTGGCCGTCTTGTTCAGGCTGTCGGGGTCCATGCCCTGCGCATTGCGGGTCACCCCTGTGCGGGCCTCACCCATCTGGTCCACGACTTCCATCATCTGCAAGGCAGAGCCGGACATGTCAGGCGTTACAAACGGCGCAACATCTTGGCCAGCGGGATTGGTGCTGTTCGTGCGGATCACGGCGCCGGGCCGTACCGTCAGCAGGTCACTCAGATTGACATTGTTGTTGGCAATCGTGCGCGGCGCAACCGAGAGATAGACGCTATCGAGCGCACCCCTCAGAAGCGCCGTCTTGATCTTCTGGATGTCTTTCGCAATGTCATAGATGGACATGCCGAACCAGCGGTGTGGGATCGGGATCGGTGTCCAGCTGAAATACGGATTGTCGTCCACTTCCTCGACCGTGAGGATACAGCCATCCAGGCGGAACACTTCGAGCAGTTCAGCATACCCGTCGCCGTCCTTGTCGAAATAGATATACTCACGCCACAAGCGGACTTCCATTGCCTCATCGGAGGCCGTGGTTTCCTCCTTGTACATTTCGTCTTCGTCCCAGAACCGCTGAGCGCGGCGCTCGTCAATATCTGTCAGGTCATCAACGTCTGTCGCATACTCATCGATCTTGTCCGCCAGATCCGGGAACTCTTCCTTGAGTTCAGACTTGGTAGGCCGCTCGATATGCCCACAATAACGTGGCTTATCGAGCGATGTGGACCGGCTGGCAATGCGGAAGTCTTCCGGCGCGATGATCTGGGCATGAGGCCGGGCCTTCCGGGTCACCAGCTGATAGCTGATATTGGCCGTCATCTCGTCAATCGGCTCAACGCCGAGTATTTGCGCGCCTTGTTCCTGCAGGCGTTGTAGCTCGACCTGACCGCCCTGCATTTCCTGCGGATCGCCTAGCTCTGCATCGCGCCAGTAACACGCACCCACACCGCGCTTCTGCAACAGGCCGTCAAAGCTGAACGCGTCAACCAGCTGCTCGCCTTCCATTTCCTCGAAGAACAGGTGATTGAGATAATCAGATGCGCCCTCCGCTTCCTCGGCCACGCCGTCTGCCCATGGCTCGACGTTCACAGCCCGGCCACCGGACGCAAACACACGCACAAGGTCAGGCCGCAGCCATTCGATCACCTCGAACACAGTGCGATCATGCACACGGGACCGGCCCGCTTGTTCATCGCCATAGTCTTCGCCCGTATAGCGCTTGAATGCCTCGATCTGGTCTGTGTAGATCTGGTCAGACTCATAGCCGACAGAGGCCGATTCCTCGCGCTTGAGGATTTCGAGCAGTTCGGTGTCTTCGTACTCTTCAGCCATCAAGCTATCGTTCCATACTCAGGTATCATGGGGGCCGCCATGTCATCACGGGGCGGCTCATATCCGTCTGCAAACGTCATGAACGCATCAGCGGTGTGGTCATGTCCGTCTTTGCGTGGCTTGTCTCTCCAGCATCCCTTGCCGTCATCCCACTCCTTGGAGTAGTTCTCCATGTGCTTGATTCCCGCACTGCACGCCTCTTCATCGAACTCGCACTCTGGAAGTACCGTGCGGACACGCTGGATGGACTGGTTCTTGTTCAGGGAGCGCTCAACAACCTCAAACCGAAAGCCTAGCCGCGCAGCAATATCCTTGATCGACTCCGCGTTTTCACCCTGCTTCTTGTGGTCAACATCATGCGGGCCGTAGTGAGTGCCAAACACACAGCCATTCATGACGGACCACTTGTTCAGCCAATCAATGTAGTGCGCGATACCCTCGCCGTTGCTCTCGTAGAAGCCCACAAAGCGGTGTCGTCCAGCAATCTGCTGGTGCAACCATATGATGGTGGAGTCGCGCACGCCCAAATCCCAGAACGTATTAACTGGCGTGCGGGGATCGGGGGCAAAGCTGCCAATGCGCTTGAGCTGCCGAAGGGCGCGCATCTGCTTGGCAAAGTAGGCGCCATCCTTGGCCGCCTTGAATGCCTCTTCCGGCGTAGAAGGATATTCCTTCCACATGTCTTCGCCTTGCTCGGCAACCTTGGCGGCGTACCACCATTTCTGTTCGTTATCGAGCACAATGCCATGCTCTGCCTCAAGCTCGGCAAAGTAGGTGCGGACATCTGCGGGTATCTTGACCGGATCGCTCGTCCGGTACGTGCTGTCCTGCCACCATGCGAAGAAGTGGAACTTGTATTCAAGGTCGGTCGGCTCATTGCCTGCATCCAGGATAGCCTTGGCAGCCTCTGACTTGTCGTAGAAGTCGCCGTCCTGTCCCTCTGCCGTGCTCTCAATGAAGCCAAGCTGACGCGGCGCCAGCGTGTTCAGTGCGCCGGACTTGACCTCCTTGGCGCGCTTGGGGTCTTTCGCGCAAATCTTCCCATACTCGGATATATGCAGGAATTGCTTCGTCGTTGAGCGAAGGGAGACACCAACCTCAATGTCAGAACCGTTCCCGAACTCTATCTCCGTCTCATTGCACTTGGTCATGGGAACCACAGCGCGGATCTGTTCGGGCAACTTCTCATAACTGAACTTGATGCGATCCAGCAGGTTCTTGGCGTTGTCCAGCGTGTCAGCAATCAGGCCGGCAGAAAAGTGATCGTTGAATACGCAGCAATCCAGACCAAGAACCAGGATCAACGTGGAGAAGCCCATCTGACGGGCCTTCAGGATCAGGTTCAGGTAATGCAGCTCATCAAGAAGCTGGTTCTGCACCTCGTTCGGCTTGAACAAGACCACATCACCATACTTGTTCTCGATCCAGTAGAGATTATTGAGCCGCCACTTGCGGTCAGCCCACTGCTCCACAAGCTCCTCACTTAGAGCGGGTGCGGCCATTCACTGCTTCCATTAGAGCCGATACGGAATCGTCAGCCTTGTGCGTTACAGCGTCTTCGCGGCGCTCGGTGTAATCTTCCCTGAAGCGGGCCTCCATCGACTTCTTCCAAACAGGCGCATTGAACTCCCTGCTGGTCAGTCCTTCTACGCCTTTATCTTCCCACCATGCCTGTGCATGAACCGTCGCACGCGATAACGCTTCTAGAAATTCCGGGTTTTGCTGAGCCCAGTTGTCAATGGTTTGGCGGGATATGTCGAAGTGAGCGCACATTTGCGCCTTGCTCTTTCCGGCCTTGCCAAGATCAACCACGATCTCGCAATAACTCTCATCGTACTTTGATGGGCGACCTACTTCAGCCATGCATACTCCACAAGACGAAAGCCCCCACAGCGATTGCTGAGAGGGTGATAGTGATAGAGCGGTAAGTTTGTTGGCGATCGGTCACGACGTCCCCATAGTCACGGCTAGCGCCAGCTCAGCTTCGAGTTCAGCGGGGAGGTCTTTGACCATTGGGCCACTACCAGTTTTGGGCCAGATCATGTCACAGACAATGCGGGCGGCCTTGGCGCGGCGTTGCCACATCTTTCGATCAGGTTTGGGCTGGTCCTTGCGATCCCCTTCGCGTTGGCATTCAGCACGCCATGCCTTGAGGGAATCCCAGTCCAGCAGTCCATTGCCGATGACCGACATCCATGCATCATTTCGTGGCTTGCGAAGCGTCCGGGCAGATTCAGTGACATCGCGGAAGTAGTAATCCGTCAAAGCGCATCCTCCTTCACAATCCAGAAGACTTGAGACAGCACGGCGCAGGCAAAGATAGCAGCGGCTACGTAAGGGATGAGGCTAGTCACCGAGTATCTTTCGGGCTACCCATAGTGTGCCGACAATGACGAAGGCACAGCACAGGAGGAAGATGGCGACGCTGGGAGGCATCAGTTCAGCCTTCGGAGAGGTAAGAACCGGACATCAGTTCAGCTTCTTGAGCTGCTTGTAGCCATAGATAGCTGCGCCAGCGAAGACCACGAACGCCACTGCGCCGACAATCACTTCAGGGAGGAAGCCGGTAACCGTGCCGCCCATCAGGATGTTGTCGATGCCAAAGGCAAGGGCGAGGCCGCCAAGGACGTTGCCCAGCGCGGTGAAGTTAGGCAGCTTGACAGATACCTCTTTCGGTTGATCAGCCATATCAGTGTTCCTTTCGGGCTTCTGTGGGGTTTGCCGCTTCGGCGGTGCGGCCATGCAGCACATACCGGTTGAGAGTTTCCGCCATATCGATCACCTCAGATGCTGTCGCACCGGAATTAGCCAGGACAACAGCAGCATCATGCAACGCAGACTGTCTCAAGCGGCGCTGGTCCTCAGCCTCCCACTGAGCGCGCTCCTCTTCGGTCAGCTCGTAAGGGCCGTCTGCCGTCATGCCAATCATCGGTCCCATTAGATTGTCTCCTTGTCGTGGCCGTTGGGAAAGGCGCTTGCGTTGCCATCTCCCGCGATGGGTGGGAACTGCTTTGCGCCTGCGATCTGCTGGCGCTCCTCAACAGACCAGCCCAAGCCTTGAAGTGGCCCAAGGTCGCGTCCCGCCTCCTCATTCAGCGCCTCAGCGACACACTGTGCCGTGGTTTCGCTCTCATAGGTGCCCACAGAGCGGTCCGACGAGTAGCGGCCATCAGAGCCGTCCTCATGGGCAAACACGCCGAAGCTGCTAACCGGCTTGACGATAAACTTGATTGCCATTGCGCTTTCCTTTCGTTTCCACATTGGGGAGCACGGCCTTACAACGCCGCCTATGCAAACCGCTTCGATATTTGACCGTTGCGTCAGCCGTACTCGCCAGTGGGGAAAAAGAGCCTGCGACTATGGTGGGTGCCAAGAGGAGACGCCGCAGGCTCAGAGGTGATGGAGAGACATCAGGGGGACGCCTCTACCTAATGGAAAGCCCCGCGCCTCCAATCAGGAAACACGGGGCTCGCTCAATCCCGGCGTAGACAGCTCAAGCGGACTCTGCAACGTCCTCGCTGTTTTCTGGTGGATCAGGGTAAAGGACCTCGGCAGTATCCTTGCGGTCCAGCGCCTCCATTCGTCCGAAAGCGCGAGCCGCCAACTGGGCGGAATGGGGGTGAGTAAACTCCCCGCGCATTTCGCTGGAGGACAACTTGCCAGACTCTGCGTATCGCGTAACCACATAGCGCTTGATCTCGCGCACTCTGTATTCGACCTTCATGATAGTCTCCTTGGTCAAAAGCGACCGCCGCAGCGGCCTATCTGCACCATGCAGATTCTGGTCAGAGAATCCCCCGACACGATCAAGAAGATCAGCGCCGGGGGCTCGCTTGCAACGGCTGGATGGTTTGGGGGACTACACGACCGCTGCTTGCTCTGAATTTCGGGAAGGCTTCGCACTAAGGGTCTGGTGATCGCGCTCGCGGTGTTCCAGCCCCACGCACCGGGCGAAGCATCTAGCACGTCCTCGGTGTCTGGTTTCCCTTATCAGGTGATTTGCTAATTGCGTCAATAACCAAATCCGGCGAGGCCACCGCGCTTAATACGTTCAGCGGATTGCACCCCACCAAGCCTTTCGGCCATCTGAACGTCAACCGGGTGGGGCATATTACAGATTGAGCAGACGATCACGCCTTGCCCCGAACCAGGCTGAACATCATCTGCATCCACCTCAAGCAATGAATGGCAGGCCCGGCACTCCATCTGCTCGGTTCTTTTTTTGCGACCTTCTCTCAGAACTTTCATGCCACTCTCCGTAACGCAAGCTGCGCATCCTCTGCCCGCATTATCACAGGACGGCCCAGCAACCGCAAGGCCAGCTTGAGCTGATTGCCGTCAACGGATTCAACCTCGACCTGACCAATGCTTTCCACCTCAACATGGTCTCCCGGCGTCCACTTGTGTTTGCCTGCCAAACGGGGAATGTTATAGTGGCGGTGCAAGGGTTTCGGCAGATCGCCCGTGATCCATTTCAGGTCCGCCATGCCATTGAGCGGCTTGATGGCTCCGGCAAAGCTGATCGGGTAGATCCGCGGGCCGGGCATGTGCTCAATCGCCAGGAAATTCGGCGAGCGGTCAAAGCCTGCGAAGATGTAGGACTTCAACACGCACTCGGTCACCGTCCGGGCTGGCTTGCGAGGCGGCCGCTTGCGAAGCGTGCGACACACAGCGAAGGCGTCACAGTCCATGTAATCGCCAAGACGGTTTGCAGCTGCTTCTGTGCGGTCTGCGCGGCAACTGAAGGCGTACCACTGGGTCATTGGTCTTCTCCTTGGGTGGGGGTGGCGGCTGGGAAGGTGAGTTCCTGCTGCTCGCAGTACCTGCGAAATGCAGATTCTGGCGTGTCGCCGGGCCGCATCTCAGCGCTGTGGCCTATGGTTCCGCCCTTCCAAGAGCCTTTCCGCCTGCCAACTTCAGAGGTGAACTTGAGATCAAGGTATCGCCGGACATTCGGCTTTCGGAACAGGCTCAGCCACTTGAACCAGCCTGTGCCGAACCGCCACTCCATTTCCTCAATCTTCGCCTGAGCGGTTATGCGCTCGCCATCAAAGTCAGCAAAGTCGAAGTCCACGGTTTGGAGGGAGTCGGCAAAGCTCAGTTCGGCTCGGTGGTTGTCGATGCCCGGTTTGCGGTCCCGCTCATGAAAGGTTCTCAGGTGTTGGCCGTCCGGATCAAAATAGCTCGTGCGAATGAATCGCCACTGCGTCCAAGGCAGGAAGTAACTCCAAGTCTTGTCGGTTGAGGAATCGTGCGTTTGCCGTCCATAGCTCAAGATGAACAGGCCGCCGGACAGATCTACGCCGAACTGCCGCTCCGTGACGTCCCAATACCAATCACGCCCCAGACGGTCGATTGTCGCTTGATCCCATTTCGGGTAGACTTTGCGCTTCTGAGGCGGGAA